AGTGGTGGCGCAGGACTCGTTGACAGAAAGGGTCTTGCTCACAAAAAACCTCCGTGGTGAATCCCGCCCAGTGCGCGGCCAAAGCAAAGCCGCCGATGCCGCTGAACAAGTCGATATGTGAACGGCTCATCTTTTTTCCATGTTCTTTCATTATTTTTTAGGCAACACTTATCTAATGAAGGTTTTAGACACCCCATGACAGGCTCAGTCCGAAGGACTCCGAGACCTTGCTCTTTATCCTGCGTACTGCATGACTTGTGCTTGGCATCCAGCCCCATCACTCCTCAAAAAGAACAGCACTCCATCCGATGTTTGTGACCCCGTTATTGCCGGAACCTTTTGTCATCCTTTGATTGGCAGGTCTCGCCCCCCCGACGGGTGTCTGTTCGGACACCGTGTCTATTCACCCGGTTTGCCGCCAAGCCTCGGTCTCTTGGCTACGGTCCCATCACGCCCGATTCTGCAAAAGCAGAGTGTGCAGGGTCACAAGGTTCTACGCGAACCACGGCTGGCTTTCCTGACGGACCTCGACCAGCAGCGAGTATCACTATCGTGCGTCTTGACGGTCGGAGCAGCCAATAAAAAACCCAAACCTTTCGGTGGACTTGGCCTTGGCGCGGCGGTTCATGACAAGGAAGGCGAAATAAAAACCTCGACATGAAACCATCAAGTCCCCGAAAAATTCGGGTTTATTTCGCCTCGCTTGCCAGAGTGCCACGTCCGACAAGAAAGCATTTTACGCTACTCGATACCCCGTTGTCAAGTATCCCGCCGCAAAAAACTCGCTTCCTCCGATTTCGCCACGTCCTCCAGTACGTCCTCGAAAATCCGTAGCGCCTTCATCAGTCCTTTCCTCACTCCGACCCGGTAACGATATTCTTCCCAGCTACCGGCTCCCCCTTCCGCCAGCGCGTCCGCTTCGACCTTCCGGGCCGCTTCGATGGCTTCCTGAAACTTTCGAGTGATGTCCATCCGTCAACCTGCACAGTAAATAGAAAAGGTGGTCTCGTTCCTGAACCGTTTGCCAATACGCCTCGCAGTAATTCACGTCCATGAAGGCGATGAACCACTGCCAGGCGGCGCGCATTATTCCGGGCCTACTTCATCTTCCGTAGCGACGATCAGCCAGTCTTCAGCCAGCAAGTCGGCTTGAGACGCTACCCACGGCACGACATACCCTTGCGCCGTTTTCATGTCGATATGCGCGTGATAATCAATGATCGTGCCTTCTGGATAGATTCCCAACAAGGGCGGACGATTGACTGCAAAGCGCGAACCGGGAACCAGGAAAACAAACATATCCTTGCCATTCCAGCCTTCTCGCACCAAGCGCAATCCCTGCTTGATCAAGTCGAGCGCGACGCTAAAACTCAGTAAGCCCGTTGTTTCTGTCATATTATTTCCCCTTCTTTTTACCCTTCTTGGCTTTCGCCATTTTCTTCCCGGCCATGGGCGGGGCCATCGGGGGCGGCATCGAACCGGGCTTCATCATCGGGGGACTCATCGGCATTTTCATCAGACTTTCCTTCATCGTGAAGGCCGAAGTGTTCGGCCAGTTGGTCAATCACAAATCCTACATACGCCACGTCTTCCGGCGTTCCTTGTTCACTCCAAACGGCGCTCCATGCTTCATCCAGTTGCTCGACCCAATGCTGGATTGTGGCTAAGTCAGGGTCGGTCATGGTCAAACCACCCAATGACTTTGATTAAACGATGAATCATCTCGTGTTCGTGAGAAATCACTACGTTAGCATATTCATCCTTAGCTTGCGCAATCACCCAGCCAAAGTCTGCAAACAACAAATGCAAGACCTCATGCAGCGCCAACTCCCGAACATTGAACCCCGTGCAATAATCGTATTCGGCCACTTTTGAGAGTCGAAACAAAGCGGTCTTGGTCTTTGGATTGCTGGATACATTGGCGGATATGCCATCGCCAATCTGATCGTGTTCCACCACGAAAGCCCATTCCGTCAACCCCAGTTCTTTCATCCAGTAGTGGACGGCCTCGACAAAACACTGAAAATCATCATCGCTGAATGTGTGTGTTTTCAATGGTTAAGGAACCTCTTACGACTTGGCTTGGCAATAAAGCTGCGGCGGGTTTTAGTATCCGCCTCAGACATGTCCCCGCCCAAGCCTTTGCGGGATTTGGATTTCATCCGGGACGCCGGAGCGGGCGGCTTCGCAATAAACGACGGGTGATTCGTGCGGTTCATGGGCATAGATATAGACCTCGGTCATCCTCTCAAGAGAAGGCGGAAAGCCCTCCTGCCGCCAAACCCAGCGGCGGTGGGCTAACCTCATGGTTTGCCGTAACTGGCGGTCAATGCGGGCCATTTGCCCTCCTGAGCCGGTGGCGGGAAAGAACCTCAAAAAAATTTCATCTTTTTTCATACTGTCCGAAAATCATTTTGATTCTGGACGCGCTGGGGTTATACTTCCTCTGTATTTGGCAATTCGCCGCATCTCGGCTCGGCACATCGCAACGCACCTCTGCGCCACTCTCCGTTTCACAACACAACTCAACGCAACGACCCCACTATCCGGGAATCCCGGATAGTGGCTCCACATCCCTCACCCCATCGGTTTTTCCGGCACTTTCGGTTGCGCTTGCAGCGCCAGCTTGGCGTTTGTTGAAATAAAATCTTTCAGCAAATCCGCCTCTTGCTGCGCGGCTTTCCGGGCAATCTCCGAAGAAGCCAGCGCATTGCGCCGCTCCAACTCCGCTGCCGACAAGGCGTCCTTCCGGCGAATATCCGCCCGCACTGCCTCTTCCTGCAAGGCCGCTTTCTGCGCCGCTTCGACCGTGGCTGGATCGGGACCCGGATCGGGCGTCAAAGTCTGCGCCGCTGCCGCTGCCGCCATGGCAATCTGGTTTTCAATTTCCGGGGGCACTTCCTGTTGCGGCAGACTCATCCCCATCTGCATCAAGGCGTTGCCGTAGTCAATCCGCACCTGAGCCGCCAAGTGTTCGGCCATGTGCGCCAGAATCCCCTGCTCCAGTTCCGTCCGCTTGGTGCTGCCTTTGGCCCCCACACTGTCCAGCATGGGAATCCGCTGCATCAGCGTCGCGTGAACCGTGTTGTGGGCGCTGTGATCCTGGTCTTCAAACACCATCACGGGTTTCCCGGTCAGCAGGTTCGCGTTCTCCGTCACCGGGTCGGCCCTTGGCGGCTCCTGTTCCGGGGGCAAGAACCGTTCGGGGTTCTGCGTTCGCATGGCCTGCAACATGTTCAAATGCACTTCGCGCTGATTGTATAACTGCGGCGCTTGGTTGCTTAAATCCATAACCGCTTGCGCCAAAGCAATCCGCTGCGTACTGCTGACAATGTTTGGGTCGGATACTGGCACCACGTCCACGGTCTCCGGGTCAAAGTCTTCACTCATCACCCACTGATCCTGGCCGGGAATGGCGTAGGCATAGCCTCCCGGGGGCAGATACTCATGCGTCAGTTCGGCAAACAGTTGAAGTTCCTGCGCCTGGGCGCGATGCAGCCGCATGTGGATGCCGGACATGACTTTGAGGCCTTGTTCAATCAGCGCCAAGGTCGTTCCCACTGGCCCATTAGTGTTCGCATCACCCACCAACACCTCCGTCGCGCCGCCCAGTCGCCGGCCCAGTTCATCCATCAGCCCCAACAGGTCGAACAACACCGGCGACGGCTCCTTGTACGGCAACGGGAAGAACGTCTTGGACAGTTCTTCACTGGTCGCTTCGACCTCTTTCCATTCGCCCGGCGACACCACGGTATCCTTGCCTTTAATCCGCGCATCCCGAGAACGGAATCCGCCCGGCAAGTTGGCAAACTGCGCCGAGTCCAGCAAGGCCCGTAGCGCCCCCGTGGAGGAACGCGCCAATCCGGCCATGATGTGATAGAGGCCATAGCCGTAGAAGCCCAAGCCGGGCAGAAATTGGAAGTGGGTGATGTACCGGCGCGGGTTGCGCAACGGGTCGCCGTCTTTCCAGTTGCGGTAAATCGCCAACACCTTATTCTGTTCTTTCTCGACATGCACAATGTACGGACTGTCCAGCCCGTCTGGTTCGTCAAATCCCGGCAAATTCAGGTAGCAGGACTGCTCCAGAATGACATGGCGCTGGTCTTCGTCATCGGCATAGCTGCTGCTGTCCCGGCTGTCCGCCGCGTCAATCTCGTCGCGCAAGGTGGTGTCGGTGAGGGTGTCTTCATCGACTGGATCGTTGAGTTCGACCTTGCGATAGAACCCAGTCGCCATCAGCTTCTTGACTTCGTGATGGGTCAGCCGCAGGACATGGGTGTAGCGGGCCGCTTCGTCCAGGTCGTCACAGTGGTAAGGAACGACAAAATCCCCCGGCTTGATCAGCTTGCGCACGACCTGTTGCCGCAACGGGCAGTAATACAGCTTGGTGAACACCGAACCGGACAACGGCAAGCGAAACAACAGCTTGTCGGTGACATTGAACGCATCATTCATGCGGAAGGTGTAAGCGTAGTTGATGTAATCCTGCACGCGCTTGGCTTGTGCTTCCCGCTCCGGGGTGATGGTGCCGAGTACGATGGTCTTGGCGGGACCGTTCGGCGGCCACAGTTCACTCAGCGCCCGCGCCTGGAACTGCAACACCGACTCCATCAGCATCGGGTGCACCACCTCAGCCGCGCCGTCAAAGTCCGCGCCGCCTTCGACATTGGCCGAGACGCCGAGCAGCCGAATCCCCTCCGCTTCCCGTTCGTACCAGTCCACGCGGGATTCTTCATCCCAGTCAAACCGTTCAATGACTTGCTTGGCAATGGCGTCCAGTTCGCTGTCTTCCAGCGCATCGGTCAGATTCCCGTCAAACTCGGTGCTGGGGTCGGGCGGCAACAGTTCGCCTAACTGCGCCGTTTCCTCATCGGTGAGAATATCTTCATCGCCCCCGGCTTCCATCAGGGCAAACAGATTCGCCAATTCTGGATCAGATAGGGCCGCGACCGGCACCATCGACAAAGCGGGTTCTAAATCGTCGTCTTCGACGATTTCGACTTCTTCCTGTTCTGGAGGAACAGGAAAGAGGGACGGATTCGGGTATTCCGCAGGGAAAATCGGCATGGCAGGTCTCTCGGTTCGCCCTCACGGCGATCATTAAGTGGAGCCGGATGCAGGAATCGAACCCGCGTCAGATGGATACAAGCCATCCGCTTTGCCACTAAGCTAAACCGGCATGGAATAAAGAACCCCTTAGCAATTTCCCTGCAAAAGCAGTTCAACCGAAAGGGGCCGTGTTAATCATTAAACCCTTATTGTGATAACGCCTTCTGCGGGCGGGTATTGCTCAGGATGCAAGCCATCATAATCTTCGGGTTCTATCTCTCGCTGACTGAGAGGTACTTTGGCTAATTCCTCCAATGACCATCGAACCACGGCAAGTTCTTCTTCGGAAAAATCGTATTTTTCTTCATCAAAGTGGTCCAAACATTCAGCGATACTGTCGTCCCCCCAGTTCTCGTCTTCCCAAACAATGTGAGAAGGGCCATAAACTAAGGGAATATCATTCCCATCCAGCTTTTTAATCGCTTGATTATAAATATCATACACCGGCTTAGACCATCCCCAATGACAATACCAGCAAATCATCCTATTTCTCCTTTAAGAACTTCGGAAACCAAATCCCATGGTGGGTGTAGAAATACGGAACTCTTTTCCCGGAATTAACATGGAATATTCCGTTTTTGCGGCAGGTTCGGTAGACGTTCATTGGGTAAGAACTCCAGCGAACGCCATTGCCGAACTCAATGCCGGGGTAACGAAGATACTTTTTCATGCTAACTGTTGAGCTAGGCAGGGTCAATTTCGGGGGATTCTTTTGTTGGTTCATACAAAACCATGACCTTACCAAAAGATTTTCCACCAAAATACTCACTACGCCCTTCAAAATGACTTAGCATATACTTAAAAACTTCCTGCAAGGTATCTGCTTTGCGCTTTATTGTGTAACCGTGAATCAGATAACCATTATCAATTTTTTCGATATTCAAGCTACTCATATAAAACCTCATTTTGTTGATCGCAATACTTACCCATACGCAGCCCGTTTCTTTTTCGGCTTAAAGCGGGTGACATTGCTGGGCAAGTCCTCGTCCTCTTCATCCTCCCGCTGACGACGCTTGGCGTCATCGGCATGGGACACCAGGAAGGAAGATTGGAGCCAGATAAACGCCATGGATACCGTGTCCACCAAGTCATCGTGCGCACCTTGGGGGAACTGGCACAAGTCAGTGATCACGTCTTCCGCCCATTGGCGCGAGGGATAATAAACCCGCCCGTTCTCAAACAGCGATTGAGCAATATAGGCGCGGGTGACTTTATCTTTGGTGGGCGTGTAAGTCGCAATCGGCAATCCGGCCCGTCGCAAGTCCTGAACCAAGCTCTGACCGCTCGCTTTCTTTTCAATAATCACTTTATCGGGTTCGTAGTCCCCGTAGGCCCGCATCGCTTCCTTTCTTAAATCGGGATACTCGACATGCCCTTTCCACGCTTCCAGCAAAATCAGATTATGACATTCATCATCCGCCCGCTTGAACACGCCCCAGGTGGTTCGGGCGCTGTATGAATTGGATTTCAGGTCTTTGTCAGAATAGGCGGTATCGTAAGACTGGATAATAAACTCACATTCCGGGAACGGCTTGGTATCCGGCCAGATTTTCCACCATTGGCGTTTGAAAATCCCACCTTCTTCAATGAAGGGTTTTTGCTGATAGAGAGCCTCCCAATCGCGGGCCGTTAAGGTTTTTTTAATTTGGTGCAAGGTCTCTAGCGGAAACCGCTCCGGCCATAACGCTTCGCCTTTGTCGTTAATCGCGGGAAGATTGAGAACCGTCCATTTTTCATGTTTGTGTTCTTTCAATAACCAGCCCGCCAAGTCATCTAAATGCCAGCGGGTCAGACAGATAATGATAAAACCGTTCGGCGGTAACCGGGTGTACGCCACCGATGAAAACCAGTCTTTCATTTTGCGCCGGTTGGTTTCGCTGTCCGCTTCTTCCCGGCCCTTCGTGGGGTCGTCGATAATCAATGAACCACCACGGCCTGTAGTGGCAGAGCCTACACCGACCGCGAAATATCCTCCTTGATGGGGCGGAGCCAGATTGAATTTATCGACCGCCGCCGAATCTTCGGCTAGCGCCACCCCAGGAAAAATCTCGGAATACACCGGGTCGGCAATCTGGTTTCTCACCTTCCGGCCAAAATCCGACGCCAGTTCTTGACCGTAAGACGCAGCGATAATGCGCTTATCCGGGTTGCGGCCTAAATACCAAGCCGGGAAAAATTCACTAACAATCATGGACTTGCCGCTTCTCGGCGGCATGAAAATCATCAACCGCTTAATCTTCCCCTTCTCGACCTTCTCCAGATACTTCGCAATCAAATGGTGATGCGCCGCAGGGACATATCCAGCCCATTGCAAACACGCATACGCCATGAGGCTGTCATACGCAAAGACATTCGCCGGATCGCCAATCACTTCCGTTGGCGGCACCGGCGGCAGTCCATAGCGCATCCGCTTGGTCATGTGGGATCGTTTCTGGTGGGTCTTGGAGGCATTGAGAACGCCTTTGTTGCCCATCACCGATAGACAGCCACAACTGGACGTGCCTTTGCGCAACAACTGATCTCGCGCCACCGGACGGTCATTGCCGCAATCACATTGACACAGCCAGTACACACAAGGAATCCCATTGGCTTGCTCACGGGTGTGCGAGTAGGCCTTGACCAGCAACTTGCCAAACCGCATTCCGCGCAAGTCCCGAATCGCCGGGTGCGGCAACGGCGACCAGTCAATCTTGACGCCCTCGACTTCGGGCGGCTTCGTCTCGCGCAGAAAACGCTCTTTGGCTTTGTCGCCGAGGTCGGTCATTTTGTTTTAGCTCCTTCCCGGAGATAGCCATAATCCTCTAACACATCCACTTCCTTTTCTCCCATCACAATCCGCTCTATGGCACTCCATAGCCAATGCGCGCCAATCTTTCCTTCGTGCAAACGGAGATAAGTGTCGAGAATATCCAGCGCATCCTCTTCTCCATTGAAAAACATTTCCAGAGTTTGATGGTAGTTCGCCATGGCGTCTT